GGTATTTACTGTTGACGGATATTTAGCATAAGTTGCTAATTGCTGTGCGGCTGCCAACTGTACTTCATCACCGACAACACCTGCCTTCTGCTGTGCCGTTGCAAGTGCAAGTGTTGAAGCAACCGCTTGTTTACCAACACCCATCCTTGATTTGTATATTTCTGCAAGTTTCTGTTCTGCCTGTGTCTGTTTCTCGCTCATGTCAATGAGCCTTGCACCAGCATAAATTCCAGCTGCGCCATAGACAGAAAAGGTTGTTGTTATCGTGCGTCCAGCTGACTTGATTTTAGCTCCAGCACTCTGAAAAGCCTGACCAACCGCCAACACTTGCTGTTTGCCAACTGATCCAAATGCCTTCAGCGCACCTTCTGCCTGTTTCAGCTGACTTTCTGTCTTGACTATTTCACGTTCAAGTTCTCTGTACTGTGCAGAAGTCTTGTCAACACCAGCTGCGTCCATCTGCCGTTGCATATCTTTAAGCTGTTTCAGCTTCAGGCTTGTTTCCTTCACACTTTGCTGTAACAGTTCAAACTTCTGACGCAGAAGTGTTGTGTTGCCAGGATTGAATTTCAGCGCACGGTTTATCTGTTTAAGCTCGGCTTGTGTTTTGTTTATTGTGCCTTGCGTTTTCTTCAATGCTCCATTTAGCTTTGAAGTATCAGCACCAAATTCAATTGTTATGCCACGAATATACCCAGCCATTATTTATTCCTGTTTCTTTCTTTTAGTGTATTGCTTATTCTCTTTCGTGTTTCATCACTTACCGCATGACCTTCTCTTGCTTTGCTTATACGCTCGTTGCGTGTGCCGTGATTGCAATTTTCTTTTGCTGTGCAATACTCAAGATTTACAAGCCTGTTATCTGTTTTTATTTCATTGATGTGATTAACAGGTAAATCTGAAGCACCATTAAAGGCACTCAACACAAGCCTATGCACCGCATAATGTTTTGCTTTGCCGTCACAATCAAAAAGCCTTACTCTGCAATAGCCATGTATTGTGATTTCTTGCACTAAAATACGGCTCTTTTTTGTTTGTTTTGAGCCGTTTTTAGCATTAACAATTCTGTCTAAACTTCTAATCCGTCCAAGATTGCTGACTTGATAAAGTCCTTCATAACCTTGAATATCCTTCCAAGTTTCATTATTCATTTTTTATCCTCTAAAAATTATCAAAGTCTTTTTGTGTTGCCTTGTACGGATATTTATACGAATCATTGCCTTGTTCCGTCATCATATCCACAACAACACCAAAGTCTATTTGTTCTAACTCATCCACAGAGAAACCCATTTCTTTACACCGAAGCATGAACAACCCTGTGGTCAGCTTCCGTGTGGTTTCTCTCTGTTTCTTTTTAGGGCATGGAAGTTGTTTCTGTTGATTCCATGTAAATGTTCAGAATGTCTTCAGCGTTGTTTACAAATGCCATTGAGCCGAAGCCTTCAAGCCATTCAAAGAACAATTCTTCGTTCAGCTTCCCAATGTCGGCTTTTTCTGCCTGTTTTGCCATGATGAATGCCAACTCTGTGACCGCTTCCACACCTTCGTTCTGTGCTTTTTCTTCATTCCCCAAAATTGACAGTAAGTCTTTGTGGAATATCTGTCTGTAGCGGAATGGTGTTGCTGCGTTTGCAGAAAATTCAACTTCCCTTCCGTCAATATTCAAGGTTTTGAACATCGTTTTGCCTCCGTAATATAAATTATTGTCTTAACTACAAAAACCGCCCACAGGCTAAATTTAAGCCTGTGAGCGATATGTGTGTTACTCCTGTACGGTTGTAAACCAATTGCTGTATGCTGTTGAAGCCGTTGAAGCACACTGTGCCTTTACAACATTGTCAAATGCTCTTGGTGATGCTGTGATTTCACCACTGACGGTCTGTACCTCAATTCCGTCTTCAGTTGTAGAAGATTCAATGTCAGGTCTTGCCATCTTGCAATTGTACAGAGCATACTTTGTTGCGTTCTGATCTCCTTCAAACTGGAACAGAAGCGCAAATGCCTTCGGCTGTGCGTCTGCGTGTTCGTAGTAAATGCCGGAGCTTGTGCCTGTGCCGACAGTTTCACCCATGATGTCAGTTCTGAAAGAATCAGGAATCATGGCTGATTCAAAATCACCGCTGTAGCCGTTGTTGGCAATAGCTGTGAAATACTTGATGTTGTCGGCATAGAAATCATTTGTGTCACCTTCAGCAGAAAGTGAAAGTGATACAGCACCAGGCCATGCAACAGGAGTTCCGTATGTTACTGAAGAAGTGCCTACAGTAACAGTTGCATAGTACACGTTTTTTAATCCGTACTGTACTTTATTCGTTGCCATTTATAATGACCTCCATTTCGTAGGTTGTCTGAAATAACTTCTCATCATTAAGAAAATCCGTTTGCTTGTACCAAGTCAGACCAGCTTGTTTCAGCTTGGTTTCAATAATGGCCTCCTTGTCAAAATCCTTGCTCTGTGTGAACAGTTCAATGAAAAGCTGTCTGCGGTTGACAAAATTGCAATCATCCGCATGAATGTCATTTTCTGACGGATAGTAATACACAACATAAGGTGGATTTGGTGTCTGCGAAAAATGACTATACCGCCAAGTAAAACCACAAGATGCAATTAAATCTGCAACTTCTTTTAATGTCATAATTTGCTCAATACCTCCTCCATGTATTTGTTGGTGTATTCTTCTTCTACCCTTGCAATTTGGCCTGTGTAGTTCACGTTCTTTGGATAATGACCGCCACCACCTGTGATGTGTGGCTTTTCAAGTAAATGCGTGAGCTGTGGAGCTGTTCTGTTGTACACGGTTTCTGACAACCTGAATGCTCCACCCTTCTGCGCTTTGTGTGACCATTCCGCATCTCTGCCTGGAAGTCCGGCACCCTTTAGCGCACTTGTGGTCTGCCTTGCATTGCTTTTAATCACGGTTTCAAGCATTTCTGTTGTCTTGTCACCATATTCAGCAAGTGCCTTCATGACAGCCTTTTCAAACTGTTCAGGCCGTACAACTACAGAGCTACTCATGCGCCTATCTTCCTTTCAGTGTATAGTTCAAGGTCATCCCCTGTTCTGTACGTTCTATATACGGAATATCTTGCGCCATTGAATTTGACTAAACTTTCCCCTTCATAGTCACCGAAGAAAATGGTGAAGCGATATTCAGGATTCAGTTCAGTGTTGGCGGCTGCGTAGAACTCTGTTTGTGAAATTGAATCAACTTCGCAATACACAGTTCGTTCTGTTTCTGTCGCTTCTTCGTTTCCGTATTTGTCTGTTGTGATGGTCTGCGTGATAAGCGTTATAACATCCGTCATTACGCATCACCCCAATCAGTGTAGCCTGTTGCCATCATCATCTGTGCCTTCTGCTCATCGTAAGCAGCTTTGAGCTTGTCATAGTTTGCTGGTGCGCCAAAACTCATACGCACATAAGTCAGAATTGCCTTATTAACAAGGCTGTCTGCTACAGTTGTTTCAACTCCAGCTATTCCTAAATCAAGTTTGGCTGCTTCAATGTATTCTGTTATCTCGGCATCGTAGGCATCTGTGGTCACTCTTAAAGCCGTTTTGCAAGTATCAATTAAAGCCATTATCAGCTCTCCTTCATTGCTTTGTAGAAATCTTTAGTCACAGGCGCATAGGCCATGTGTCCTAAATCAATTGACGGATCGCAATAAATCTTGTATCCGTTCTGTCTTGCCCTTATACAAAAGGCGCAATCCTCACCAGCACCAAGCAAAGGTGTAAACCAAACACCGCCACCTTCTTTGGCTGCGATGTCAAGCAGACAATCAGTTCGCATCAGAACGCAACCGAAACCGCAACCGGCAACCTCTGTCAAGCCTTCAGGAATACCTTCGTAATCCTCATACTCAACAAGGCCTTTTTCGTCTGCTTCAAGTTTGCTGTAAATAACAGGTGCGAAGTTGCCTCCCCTTCTGAAGTACAAGCCTGTCAAAATGTCAATCTCTTCGTGTTCGTCAAGCACGTTCAGCATACGTTCAAGAAGGTTTGGCTGGAATACCATGTCAGAATCAAGCCATAAAATATAATCTGCCTCCATCTCAACGGCTAATCCAGCCAACTTGTTTCTTGAATCGTATATTAAGGATCCTGAAAGAAACGATATTGAACATTTGTGAACTCGTTTCAGTGTTGCAAGACTTTGTGCAAATCTCGCTGAAACCATGTCCATACATGGTACAGCAATCAGAATTTTCTTTTCCATGATGTTTGCCTCCACTCAAGCATCAACTAACTATTTCGTAATCTTTACGAATGCGTTTGGTGCAACTACACCGATGCCGACAAATTCTCTGCCGATGATTCTTACAAGGTCATATTCAGCCTGTGACAGCTCGTCAACCTTGAAGTCAATTCCTTCACCGTTAGGGAAGTTCATCAGTGCGCCCTGTTCAAGGTCACCAACGATGGCATAAGGAACACCTGTTGTTGCTGCGCTGAATGCTGCAATAGTGTTGTTGAATACTACAGGCAGACCTTCAAACGGATCAGCATCAAAGCCGTTTGCATACTGTGCGGCCTTGAATGCACCCCAAGTTGCCTTGTTCATCATTACAACAGGATTTGCTGCTTCGTCAGACAGAAGGCTCATAGCCTGTGCAACAAGGCCAACACCTACAGTTGTGGATGCGATAGCCGGAACTCCAACCTGTGTTGTAGTTGATACCGTGCCACAAGCCTTGATAGCTGCGATCAGTTCGTCAGCAGCCTTCTTTGCGATCTGATAAGTAAGTTCGTCATAGATGTATCTCAGGAACTCTTCGCCTCTCAGGTCAAGTGCTTCGTCAGAAACTGAAATCCACTTCTTGATTGACTTAGGAACAAGGTTTACAACACCAAGTACAAGTGTTTCTTCCGTTACAGCACCGTTTCCTTCAGCGTGTACTGTTGCGCCTGTGGAGCTGATTTCAAAACCAACCTTCAGGTTGCCCTTAACGTATGCCTTTCTTACTCTTGCTGTGATTCCGTCACGTTCCCATGCGGTCTTTACGATGTCATAGACCATTTCAGGAACAGGAATTGTGCCACTTACGTTTTCTGTCAGCAGCGCACGGCATTCTGCGTCTTCACCGTTCTTCAGGTATTCTGCAAATGCGTTGATGTACTCTTTTGAATTTCTGATTTCCATGTTTGTCATTTTGGAATCCTCTCTTTTTTCAATTACTTCGGTTTTAACTTCTGAAATAACGTCTGCCATTGCTCTTTTTTCTTCTTCAATGGCTTTTTCGGCTTTTTCAATTTCAGCCAGGATGTTCTGTCTTTCTTCCATCAGCTTGTTGCTTCTTATTTCAAGCTCTTCTGTGGATGCTCTGCCTTCTTCTTCAGGCGCATCTTCTTTTGGCTCTTCATCGCCTGGCTCTTCGTCCAGCTGTGCAACGATGTCAGAAAGTTCAGCATCAATGGCTGACAGCCTTTCTTTTAATTCGTCTAATGTCATTTGGTAATAACCTCCTGAATGTGTTGTGATAACTTCTTTCTGCGTTCAAGATCGCTCCGTCTTGCTTCCTCTGCCTTCAATCTCTCCGTTTCGGCAGCCTTTTCTGCTTCAATCACTCCGTTGAAGTAGTCACGCACATGAAGTTCTGTTGTTGGGTTAGCTGGGAAACTAACCGCACTTATGTCAAAGACCTTCCCAATTCGGTCAATGATTCGTGTTCTTGTATCCGCATCGTAGTGATCTTCGGCAACAGTGAACGCAAAGCTCATCTGCGGATAATTACCAGCCTTTATTTCTTCAAAGTGTTCCTGTCCAGCTTTTGTTCTGCTCAAGTCTGTGACCTGATGTAAGCCGTGTTCATCAATGTCAAGTTTGATAGTTCCGGCACTTGAACGTGCGAACACCTTCCCTTCATGGTCAATGCGATACACAACATCGGTCATGTCAGCTTCATCAAAGGCTGTTGGCTCTATTCTTTCGTTGTAGTCTTCTCCATCAATTTCAATGAGCTTATACGGCTCAAAGGTTGAGGCATACCCTTCAACTAAAAAAGAAGGCTCTGTGCCTTCCTCTCTGACTTCAAAAGTCATGTTTCTGTATTCTCTTTCACTCATTGGTAGTTCCCTCCAAATCGTCAACATTCTTGTATTCACCACGAATGGTGCGGATGTCACCGCCTTCAACAGGTGCAAGGTTGAATACTTCCCTTGCTTCGTTGATGCTGAATATTCCTCTGTCGGTCAGCTGTGCTGCTACCGCTAATTTGTCTGCGTTGCTCATGTATTGAAGCCTATTACTTGTAAACATGACTTCGTTGCCGTTTGCTCTTTCTCTTTCCGTGAACATGGCTTTGGTCATTCCTTCAGAAAGTGCAATTGCAAATGGCTCAATAGCACCTTCATAGAATGCTGACCAGGCATCACCGTATGCTTTGTTCTGAAGCACATCTTCATTCACACCGAAGTAGTTATACACATTGTCCTGTATCTGCTTCAGCTGGTCAGAATCAACCGTGTACGGCTTGTTTTCGTATTGGTGAATGTCTGTGTAGGTGTTAGGGAACAAAAGCATTCCGTCATTGTCACCGCTGAATGCAAGTGATCCAAAACGGTTTGCTTCCTTCTTCAAGTCATCATCAAATGCGAAGTTGTTTGCTTTTGCCCAAAAACGAAATGTAGCACCGTTCTTGATGGCTTCTTCAATGCCTTGCGTGTTAAGGTCAATCATCTTGATAGTTGGCTCTAACGCATAATTGGTTTCACCGAAGAAGTCACTCTTATACTGATGCTGTGTAAGCACAACGCATTCAGATAGCCTTACCGCTGCCATCTGCCCACGTTGAAATTCATACCGAAGCCATACTTCGTTTTTATATTCCAGCACTTCGCACTTTGTTGGAAGCACCGTGTAATATCCTGTTGTGTTAAGGTCTTTATCCTTGACAGGAACAATAAAGCAAGTGTTGTGGATGTCTAATATCGTTGATGTTCTCGCCAGGAACTGTGACCACGTTTGCCATTGGTTTGCGCCCTGATGCAGTTTACTCTGTAAGCCAATCTTGGCAGAGCCAACGGAATCAAATTTCAATTTACTGATATGTCTTGCTTTTGCATAAATGGCTGCACGGATCAGTTCACTTTCATAAATTGACCCTTGCCATGTATGGAAGACAGGCTTGTATCCTGTCAATGTTTTGAAGAATTCAGACCGCACCGCCTTCTGCTGTTCTTTATTCGGTCTGAAAATAGCATCAAATAAACCCATTCGTTTACCTCTCGTTTTTTAGCTGGTGACCAATTTCAGGCCACCACTTCTGTCTAACTGTCATGGCATCCAGGAAGGCTGCCATTCCGTCTATATGCGCTGTTGGTGATACTTTAATGAGTTTGCCTCTGCCTCTTTCCGTACTCATTTTCACAGCGGAATTCAAAAAGTGCATCTTCAACAAGTCATTGTCACCGATGCACACTTTGCCATCTTTCATCAAGCCTTCAGCTTCTTGCATGACACCCCAAAGGTTTTCCCCTTGCCAAACATCGTCACACTTGAAGCCATAAGCATTTAAGTCTTGTATTAAATATTGCGCTGAATATCGGTCATAGCCGACAACCAACGGAAGTATGTTGTATCTTTCAACCAAGTCAACTATCCAGTTGTAACAATCTCTGTAATCAACAAAGTTGTCACCGCTTGGTGCTAACAGGCCACGTTCAAT